CAGAATTTCCTAATTCTTTTATAGATAATATTAATAAACATATTGATGAAAATATTATTCCAAATAATATAGACCATTCACACACATTAGTTGGTCAAATTAATAGAAATGAAAAATCTAAACAATTAACATTTCCTTTAGAAGATAAATTTGGTATAGATTTTAAAAATAATATTAGCGGAATTGCATCAAATTTAATTCAAAACCCAACTGGTTATAATAGACCAATGATTGCAGATTGTTTTGAAGCATGGACTGTACATAGTTATGAGGGTGATTATAANCCNTTACATNNNCATGGAGTANANACTCAATGCTGGATTATCAATGATNNTTTATTTAAAAGTNCCAGAGTGTATCTCAGAAAAACCAGATGCTAATGNNG